GTATTTCCCGCCTCATCTTTGACTATTAATTTATATGTAGATAAAAAAGCTCTAGGTATAATGTTAATAGTTTGCTGTGATGCACTTGTAGTCAAAATCTTCATATAATTATATATCGAAATAAATCAACTATTTTGTATACAGATATAAAAAAAGGGGCTAAATAGCCCCCTCTTTTGCATTAAAAACCTAACTTATGGTGTTGGGTCAATCGGACTTGTTGAGTCGTCAGTTGGTGCTGCTGCACAGAAGAATGGTGGTGCAGTTTCCTGCGCTGTAAATGTCAAAGTAAATCCTGACAAGTCACCCATTGCTGCTCCTGTTACTACAGTTCCGCCTGTTACTTCGCATCCGTGGTCTTTCCCAACTAGAAAAAAGTTTCCATTATAATCTTCAACAACGATTTGCGGTCTGCTATGAGCAAGTAGTTTAATTTGCTCTTGAGTCGCAACGTCTAAAAATGTAAATGTTAAGTTAAGTGTACTTTCATAGAAAGTTGTGCCATTCTCTCTACTTGAGTTAATAGCTGTTTCTAAAGAAGAATTTCCTTTTATATGATACTCATAAAAAGTTTCAGCATCATCTAAGGTAATCGTACCTGACGAATCTGTTAAAGCAGCAGTAGTTGTTGAATATGGGCCAAAGAAAACATTTTTTAACCCACCTACGCCACTCTTACAAGGTAATTCTCTTCCGTTTGTTACAATACAAGGCATATCTTTATTTTTTAAAAGGGGGCTTTTACACCCCCTTGATTATACTAATTAAGAATAAAGTACGATGTCAGAACCTATTCCGTGCTGAACACCTGCGCTTCCTCTTAATACCACTCTTACGTTTTGACTTCCGTCAATATCAGCCATATCAATTAACTTAACTTCTTGCCAGTCATTTAATAAGCCTGTTCCGAAGTATAAGTTACCAGATTGAGCAGCAACCATTGTGTCATCTGCTAAGCCTGGAGCTTTGAATAATGGAATCCCTTGGAAGTTCATCTCTGTTTTACCTACATTATAAAGGTCTCTATAACCTAATGCAGCTTGAGCTTGAACATAGAATTTTTCAGCACTTGTTGGAAGATAGATTTTCAAATCTTCTTTTCCATATACTGCTGAAGGAATCGCATCTACAACTTTATCTAATTCTGTGATAATGTTTGATTTTGAAAGAGTCGTACCTGAAACGTCTACAACGTCAGAGTCAGCAAGTAATAACGTTTTAAATCCGTCAAACTCTCCTGCATTTGAAGTTGAACCATTCCAAATATTCTGCTCAGTTTTTTGTGCAACTTTTGCCGCAACGTGACCAATTAAGAAATCTGCAAAATCTTTTGGTAACTCATCGTATTGTGAGAATCCCATAGAAGCAGCATCCCAATCTTGTCTGAAGTCTTTTTTACAAAGCTCTAAGTTTACTTGAAACTCCTCTGGTTGTAAAATTCTTTCAGTCAAAGTAACTGTTGAACTTGGGTCAAAGTCACAAGACCCATCTTTTAAAATATCATCTAAAGCAAGTTTCTTTAAAACCTCTTTAAATTTAATGTTTGGTTTTACTGTAACCCCTCCTTCTGAAAGTGTTACCCCACTAAGCAAAGCCTGTGCAATATACTCGCCTGCGAACTGACCTGCATAAGTAGTTGTTATTGATGTAGTAGTAGCCATATCTTATTATCTATTATTTATTAATTATTAACTTGGGTCAGTTGCTGTAATTGAACCTGCGCTGTTTCCGATTCCGTAAACATACCACCCTGAACCATCAGACCAAATGTCAATAAAATCTCCTATTGATTCTGCTGAAGCTACAAAGTTGATTTGGTCCTCATCAGACGCTGCAACAGACGCTCCGTTTACAACTAAAATTCCGTTTATGTTGTCTCCCTCTGCTGAGTCAATAATAAAGTTTGAAGTATCGAACGCTGCCGCTACAACAAATCTAAAATTAACACCAGACTTAACCGCAGGTAGTGTTACTGTCACACCTGTCGAGTTATTTAATTCATACCATTTTCCTGAGTCCGCTTCTGTTAAAGTAGACGCAGAAGAAATAGTTTCTACTTTGTTGAAAATTCTCTCAACATCGTTTGAAAAGTGTTTTAAAACTGCCATATCTATTTATTATTTAATTTTGCTATATTTTTCATTACTCTGTCTAAAGTAGAATCTCCTCTTTTTTGAGCGAATTTTACTTTAAAATTTGAAGTTTCTAATTCTGGATTGTGTTTTAAAGGCTCAACCGCAGGTGCAGATAATTCTTCTTTTAGTACTTCTTGTTCGTTAAGAACTTCAGTAACTGCAAGACTAACTTGCTCTGCAACTTGAGATGACATTTCTTCTTTTTTCTTGTCTCCGTGGTCCATCATCTTTTCAATCATTCCTTTGATTTCGTCAATCTCTTTTTTGAACTCTTCTCTTGATACATATTCCATATCAATTTCTTCTTCCTTTTTTTCTTCATCGTCTCCGTGTTCTTCAGCTTTGATTTCTTTAATCAGGCCTTCTTCTTCAACAACAAGGATTCTATTATCTTCAAGTTCGTATTCTCCAACAGGTAGAGCAACTTTCTCATCCTCTGTGCGAATAAAAACTTCTTTTCCTGATTCAAAAGCATCTGCTTCTAAAACAGTACCATTCTCAAGTTTAAGCTCCGCTAATTGAATATCGCTTAACTCAACTCCTAGAAGGTTTTTTACTTGGTTTAACATTTCTGTAGCTTTCATAATTATATATCGGTTTTGATTATTTATTTTGCATTTTTAGGCTTTCTTTTGAATTATATACCATTCAGAGCCATCACACCAACACATTACTCCCTCATACTCTTTATTGATTCTATAAGCACTTGAACTCCCATCTAAAGTTTGTCCACTTGCAGGAGTTAAATCTGCGTGTGTGCTTGTAGTAAAAGTTGTATCTGAAATAACTCTTATAATTCTATTAAGGTTTTCTGTAGCAGTCGCATCTGGTAAAGTAAGTACCATAGTTCCTGTAGCACCGCTCCAGGTCAATTTTAAAAGTAAAGTGTTGTCATAAGTTGTACTTCCCAAATCTACAGTATCACTCGCTGACACAGTTAAATTTGTAGGAACAATATAATTGCTTATTTCATTTACTGTTGCATACTTTGTCTCACTACTTTGAACTAAAGCAAACTTCTCTGTTCCATCAATGGTTGTAGCTTGGTTTAATTGTGATATTTTTTTTCCCATTATACTAAAATGTTTAAATTATCTTCTTGTAATATATTGCCCCCAGATTCTAATAATAAAACTTCTGGGCCTGTAATTCTACCTATTCCTTGTGCGTGTAATTCTCCTGTACAACATTTAATTGAATAGGTTAATTTGTCTTTGCACAAACAAGCCCTTCTTCCTCCTTTTGGACTTGTATAACTAGGTATAAATTCTTTACTCATTTTTTATTGCTTTTTGGATGTCCTTTTGGTAACAAATCAAAATCTCCTGTATATTTAGCATTTTGAGGTCTACCATTTCTAACCATATACATAAAAGCATTGACTCTAGCAAATGCCCATTGTGAAGGATTATTCACTCTTGGACTATGAGATACGTTAAACGCTCCTAAGCCTCTTTGAAATACTGACTTTAACATTCCTACGTTTACGCCATATCCTAATTTATCTTTATACCTTTTATTAAAGTCATCTGATTTTTGTTTTAAAGTAGCTTCATCTTTTTTAGATACTTTTGCACCTCTTGTTGTTGAAGCATCTCCTTTAGCAGTTCCTTCTCCTTTTGGATTTGGATTTGGTGTTCCTGACTTTGGAGCTTTAGGACTTTTCTTTATAGCGCCTCTTGGGCCTACTTCTGCTAATGCGTGTTTCTCACAAGGCATATACCAAATCTGACCTTCAAAATCGTGTTCGTGTATTCCTTCACATCCTATATCTTTTGCAATTTTTTCAGCCATTTCTTTGGAAGCATAAGCAAGTCTATCTAAAATAATAGCAAAATCATCGTCTACTTTCATTGATGCTAGTTCAATTTCTCCAAGTTCTTTTAACTTAGATTTACTCCATCTTAGACCTGCTTTGCCGCCCCACAAATAATAGCTTATAGTACCACAAGCTTCATTGTCACTAGGATTAAAATATTCTTCTGCTCTTGACAAATAAGAATACATCCTTTTAATTGTTTCTTTACTTATAGGTTTTCCTTGTGCTAATTGTTGCGCTCTTATTTTACCAACATCTGTTGCACATTTATTGTTTACTTTTTTATTAAGTTCAATACCTTTCTTAGCATTGTTTTTTACCGCATCTGGATAATCAGAATAAGATTCTAAAACCATTTTGTTTCCACCTTTATATCTCTTATCTTTTTTAATGATGCCTTTTACCTGTGATAATAAAGCCTCTGCTTCTTCTTCTTCTATATTAGCGAGGTCATTAATTGTTTGGTCTTTTGGTCTTTGGGCCTTATCTGCAAAATAACCCTCAATACTAAAACCTTTTACTTTACCTGTCTTTACATACTCATCCCAAATCTCATCATTATTTACTTTTACCGCACCCATCCAAGTACCTACAGGAACATCTAATCCATATAATCTTGATTTGTCTTTTTCATTATCTTCTACTATCCAAGATTCAACAAGCGATAAACCTTTTATTGTGTGTTGGTGTTCTAAAGTTGAGTTGTTTTGGTTTCCTTTTTGTAAATATAATTGTGATGCTTTTCTTACAGTATCTCTTGTAAAATATATATAATATTCTTCTTCTCCGCTTTTTCTGTAAATAGGTTTATTAGGAACTAACAAAGCACCTAAAAGAATTTTCTTTTCTTTATCTACTTCAGCTAGTTTTAATTCTTGAGATTTAAGAGCAACGAAATCTTCTTCTATTGCAGGATTCTCTACTATACTTATTGCTTCAATTCCTGTTAAATCTTCGTTGTCGTCTAGTATTAATTCGACTATCTTCATAATAATATATCGTATTTTAAATTAATTTTTGTTTATCCTAAAGAGCTTTCTTGAATTATATTTCTGTCTAAACTTTGTGCTGTTGTAACATCCCCTGCAACGACATACGCCTTAACAGGTTGTCGAGTTTGCTGAGCAATAGTCTGAGCTAATTGATTTGTTCCTGTAGCTCCAACAATGTTAAATGAAGGTGCTTGTGGAGTTGGTGTTGCTGCTGCACCTCCACTTGATGCAACTCCACCACCTGATGCAGCCATAGGTTCAGTTGAATTTATCTGTCTTACAGTTTTTAATCCTGTAGCTAAGACAGTCGCTATGTTTGCTATTCTTGCAATAGTTGCTATTGGTTCAGGTAATACTGACTTACTTGCTAAAACTTCTGTTACACCTTGATATGTATTTATAAGAGCTTGACCTGTTGCAAATGCTTTACCTGCTTTACTTGATTCTCCTAAGATAGTTGAAATAGCTCCAAATGTATTTGATACTGCGTCTAATTTAGCTTTCTCTACAAGTTTTTTATTTGCTAAATCTGTATCATCTATAGCTTTTTTCTCTGCTGTAATCTCTTTGTCTCTTGTTATATTCTTCTGTCTTGATTCTTCTAAAAATGTATCAAGGGCTATTTGTGCATCTACCTTAGCTTGTGTGCCGTCATTTGCATTGTCAATAATAGCTTGTAGACGTGCAGTTTCTTGCTTTTGTTCAAGAGCATCAATTTCTTTTTGCTTTAGCAGTCTTTGTAAATTATTATCTATTTGTTCAGCATTAAATCTTTTTCTTTCAATAGATAAGTTGCTTTCTGCTTCAAGCTTAGAGTTAATCATTTCTTTCTCCTCTTTATCTAAAGCCAAATCATTTGCGAGTTGTTCAGACCTAAATCCTGCGACAGTTGCCCTAACTGCTGCAAGTTCATTTTCAGCCTCCATAACCCTTTTCTTAGCTTCAATATTATTTTCGTCTTTTGCCAATTCAGCTTGTGCTGCTGCTAAAGATATTTTTGCATTTTCAAGCATTATTTTTTCCTGCTCATCTAAAACTGCGGCTAAATTATCGTTTGCTTCTCTTCTTGCTTCTATAGATAATCTTTCATCGTCTCTTACTTGTCTTAAACTTTCTGCTTGTAAATCAAATTTTTCTAAAAGTCCTTGATTTGCAACTGCTGCTAATTCAGCAGACTTTGCTAATTCCACATTTGCTGCTGCTGTATTGACAACATTTTTTACATAGTCAGTGGTCGCTTTATTGACTTTTTCAACAGTGTTATCTACACCTGTAAGTATATCTACAAATTCTTCTCCTGCTGAATTTGCATCATCTAAAGCACCCGCAAAGTCTCCTTTAAATAATTTTTGAAAAGCACTTCCTAAAAACCCTGCCATATCTAAAAGAGACTGGAATCTTTCTATGGTTCTATTAATTACTCCTTGAATAAAATCCTGTACAAGTTTTTGAGGCTCTGTAAAAAGCGTATTGAAAAAATCTCCTACTGTACCCACAGCAACTTCTATAAATTTTATAAAATCATTAAATGCAATAGCGAGAGCTTCAAATGCTGTGTTAAAAATATCTACGACTCGTTGATTTGTCATAAACAATTCTTTAAGTTTTTCAAAAGCAATAACAAGAATACTAATAATACCTAATCCTTTTAAAACCTTACCAAACTTGTTAAAGCTTTTTCCAGTTTTTGCAGTCTCTTGGCCAAGTAATTTTGTGCTATCTTTAGCCTTTATAGCGGAAGATTCATATTTTTTAAATTCTTTTTGTGAAGTATTTCCAACTACAACAGTGTCTTTATTGAGTTTTTGTAACTCTTGTTTTATAGCGTTTAATTCTGCTTCTGCCTGACTTGTATTTGCTTTTACGTTTACTATTACTTGTTTTGCCATTTCATTTCATTTTTAAATTGTTTAAATACACCATTTATGGTTTTTGGTATACTATACTTGCCTTTTGCGATTCGGATATTCTCAGTTTCTCCGTTTGCTATTTCTAATAATTGTAATATGTGCTCTATCATACTCTTTTTATTTTGTTTAATAATTCTAAACTACTTTCACCTGTCTGTAAATTAGTATCAATCTTATTTATTACAAACTCTTCATTATTTATAATAATGGTATCGCTTAATTTATAATTCAATAAAAAGCTTTGTGGCAATATTGCTTTTACTTTTACTAATCTTCTATTATAATCAAATATGTCACTTATGTATCTACTATAAAATGTTTGAAACAAAGTGTTACTATCTATGATAGGTATAAATGGGTCAATCTCTTGACTGAAGTTTATTGTTTGATTTGCTGTTATTTGTGTATAATCTATAGTTATATTGGCTGTATCTTCTACATCAGTAATTGCTCTTACACTATTTGTTATTGCTTCTGATATATTACCACTAGGCCCTCCGTCTTGTACAACTATTGTTTGACTTGTATAATTAGCATCTAAGTAACTAAAAGTAACTGGGTTTGGTTCATCTGCATCTACACTTATAGAAACACTTGAAGTACCTTGATTAAAATTAGTAGGCCTGTTATAACTTGTAATTTCAGCAGGAGTACCTGTCCCCCCACCATCGTACATTTGTATTGACTTAGTTCCTGTGGGAGTTGTATTTTTAAAGAAGAATAAAGGTTTGCCTACTGTAGGGCTTTGGTTGTCATCGACAAAAAACCCATAACCGACCTGAGTATCTGTGTCATCATTAGAGTCTTTTATTCTTTCAAAAAACATTTTTTCAAAAGGAACAGTAATTCTATAATCTTGACCTCTATTTAATCTAGGGTCTCTACCAGAATTTTCAGCATCTCTTGCTTTTACTGAACCATATTCTCTACTGTTTAATTTGTTATAATAAAAAGCTCCGAATGTTTTAGGTTCTTCAAACTTAAATTCTATATCATTAAAAGGTACGCTAAAGTTACTTTCGCTTTCATCTTGTTTTATATATTGTGTAATATCTCTACTTGTTCCACTTTCATAAAAAGCATCTAAAGTTTGTACTTTCACTTTAGCAAAATCTGCACTCGAAACATCATCTTCTACAAAAGCTGTTAAATTAAATGTTTTAAAAAGGCCCGTTAAGAAAGTTAATATTTTCATATCTGGTATTTGGTCTGATACGCTTAAAGTATCTACAACATTACCAGGTGATACACTCTGTGCTGTAATATCATATCTTAAATCACTTTCCCCATCTTCTTCTATTCTTTTTCTAAATGTTAAATCGTAAGTTAAAGCTAGAGTAGTTTCTTCTGTTTCAATAACTAACTCTACATTATGTTCAACAACAACTCCTCCTGCTTCATAGTCAGGCTCTTGAAAAGTATGTCTTAACTGTGTGCTTGTGTTTCCTGAAACGTGGTCTATTTCTGCTATCGTTTCGTTTGTTCCAAACTTTCTTAATCTTACTGTAAACTTCTTTGTATTTACGCTTGGAGTTACAGTCCAGTCGATTGTCATTTTTTCTCGCTCCCTGCCCCCATAAAGGTTAGCCGTATGAAACCTAAAAGCTCCACCATCAAATATTGGAACAAATTCTGAAGGACTATCATCACTAAAGAAGTCTGTCACATCTCCTGTAAAACTTGAAATATTATCTATAATAATTAAATTAACTCCTGTCTCATTTGTAGGAGTCACACCCACAGCTCCTTTATTACGATGTAACCACATATATAGATTTGCAAAAAAACCACTTGTTTTAAAGAAGTCATCTGTAAACCTCATATCGATGTCTTTGTCTTGCTCTAAAGTTTCTATAATATCAATAATTCTTAATGCAGGTTTTAAATCAGTATAATGGAAACCCTCGCTATCTGTAGATTGATTTCCTGTGTAATCTAAATTTCTAGTATTTTCTAAAAGCGTTCCCGCAGTTCCACTATCATAAATAAACCTATTTGTGTGAGATATTAAAGGATATATAATATGCGGGACCGTTACTGTTTGGCCTTTTAATTCACTTACAAAAGTTTCTAAGCCTTCTTTTACTCTTGTTACATTATACTCGTGATTATATTTACCAAAATCTAATGAGCTTAATTTTCTATCTGATAATCTGTCTTTAAGTTGTACTGTTTGGCCATAAAAAGTAATATTGTAAGAATCTGGTACGTTGTTTTTTAATTTAACACCATTTAAAACTATATAGCCTCTTCTAAAAGGTTTGAAGTTTAATTCTAGTATTGCATCTAGTTTTGAGTTTGCATTAAATATACCATTAGGAATCGCATCTGAAATTAAGTCTCTACGATAATAATGCTTAAATAATTTGTTATTAGTTGCACTTGCAGGTAAAGAAAATGACTTACTAAAGTCTGTAAATACTTTTTCTATATCTCTAATATCTTGTATTGACTGCGTTAGTGTTATTGTCTCATCTTCAAATAAATCTAACCTTTGAAAATTAATGTCAGTTATTAGATTGATTTCATCCCACTTTCTAAAAGTATTTTCCCAAAAGGTATCTGTCAAATTCCAAATATCTGGATTAGGGTCTGGACTATCTAAAATAACACTTGGTATAGCAAGGCCTACTTGATTCATTATCTAATTGTATTTATTTTATCAAAAGCGAACTTAAAGTCAATAGTATAATTTGCTAGTCTATCATTCAAACTTGTTTTAAAAGTTACTTGTTTGTTTTGTGGTATAATTGGTAACTGCTGAGAGTTTTTCTCAATCCATACTCTTGGACTCATTAATAATTCTTCTATGACTAGATTATAACTATCATTAACATATCCTGTATTCATTGTTATACTATCTCTACTCATTATATTTCTTGTTTTGTATTGAGCATTATTTACAGAATATGTCGCACCTGTGGTTAGTGTATTTGATTTAAATTCGTCTCTTTGAATATCTATGCTTTCAATAGATTTTAAAAAGAAGTTTATTCTTTGCAAAGCACCAAATCTATTTACAAAAGTTACAGGGAAATTGGTAAACTTACTACAAGGTTCTTCTTTTATATTTATAGTTTCTGTTCCTGAATCTGAAACAATATCAACACTTGTGAGAGTAGCACTTGTACTTGTAGCATATTCTATTGTCGTATTTGTTGTATCTATTCCTGTTCCTACTGTAACGCTTGTAACTGTAGTAGCACCATTTTTAAAGTTTACTGTAGTTGCTCCTGTTAATGTATCAGCTCCTGCATTTACACTTAAATTTGCAAGTACAGGTATTTTAAGTATTTCGTTTTCTTCTCTAAATATTGTATCGTTTGACATTAACTTAGTTGTACTTCCTACAAAAGTATTTAAGCTTAAAGTAGTATCTCCGTTTGTTTGCGATTCAGTAGTAAACCCATCTTCAAAATATCCATAACCATCAAAGGCCATCATATTTGTTGTTATCGCATCAAGAGCTGTTCCTGCTGCGTTTCTTGGAGTTGCTACTGTTTTAACCCAAAGATTCAGGCCATTGTTTCCAAACGTACCGCTAAAGCTGTATTCTATGTAGTCTTTTATTAATTCGCCTATTTCAAATATCACAAAGTTGTTATCTGCTACTTCGTTTTTTCTTAACTGATACGTTACACTTGGAGATGCTTGATATGTTCCGCTATATATTGATATTGTAATATCGCAGTCTACTAAGTTAGTATTTGCTATTTTCAAATATACAGGTGTGTTTATGTTTACTTTATATATTGCCATTTTTTATCCTTTTTCGTCTATTAAATCGTTTTCAAAATCATCAACAAAAGCCCCTGCAAATTCATTTATCATAAAATCAAATCTTGCTTCAAATGGTTTTGTAAAAAACATACTAGGCTTTATTCCCTGTTCAAATATAGTTTTAGCTATTGCAAAGTTTAATCCTTTTCTTTTTTGAAATTTACCACCTGAGCCTCTTGGTGCTATTCCTTTTCTAACAGTCCATTTATCAAAAGCTTTTGCAGGTGGCCTTTTATTAGTATAGCTAAAAGGAGTGTTATACTTTTTCTTTGTTCCTGAAACCCCTTGGTCTTGATATTCCCCATATTGAAGCATTTCAAATAATAATTTAATTTCATCTGAAGTTTCTATAATTTTATAATCTAAAGAATCATATAAAGCCTTTGATGAATTTTTTTTACCTTTTGTTAAGTTACTTCTTGATTGTTGAATAACATACTTTGCAAAAGTGTTTAATACTATTTTAGTTCTTCTTAAATTCATCTAGCAACTGCTTACATCGTTTTCAATTATTATATCCATAGTACAGGCCCATCCTGCTAATTGGTTTTCAAATCTCTCATAGAATGGTTCGCAACTTGGCTCTCCTACTAATTGGTATTTTGTAGTATATAAATTACCTCTACCTAATAAAGCTATAAGTCTAGTTTGAACTGCAAGTTGAGAGTTAAGAACATCTTGCTCATTGTCATTGCCTCTAAATATATCAGTAGCTTCTTCTTTGTCGATATTTACAATATCCATTGACATAATTGTTATGTTAAAGTTTATTGTAGATTCTCCAGGAGTTGCGCTGTTTATTATTATATGACTTAAAGGAAATATAGTCTGCTTAGATAAATCTATTTCTGTGATATCTCCTGTGGTTACTGTATTGCAGTTTATATCATTAAGCAGATTTGTTTTTAACGTATCTGTTATTTGATAAAACCCTATTATTCCTTGTGAACTCATTTAACTTTATTTTTTATTTGTTTAGCTTCTAAATCATTTTTTTCTTTCATAAAACTTAAGGCCATTAGACTTTTATGTACATTTAATTGAGTGATATGTTCAAATCGTGTAATATCCCCTTGAGCGAGTGCGTAAATTGACTGATACCATCCCCATTTTTGACCAAATTGTCCAACTCCGCTAAGTGGGTCTGATTGCCCCCCTCCAAATAATTCGTCATAACTCTCGACAAGTCGATTCCTAAACGATAAAAAAAAAGCATACTACCTAGTACAATATTCATTGGCATATCTTTCATTTTCTCTTGATTTTTAGCTTGATATTCCTCTATTGAATACTTATTCTTTATTTTGTTTGTAACAGGCCTGTATAGAACCGCCATTGCATATTCCATTTTATCCCATTGAGATAAATAAGTATCTAAGTCTACATATTCTCCTAAACTCATTTCATCAAGGTTTGGTATAAAACCATATTCTACACCACCCATTGTGAATCTGTTTATGAGCTGTGGCTTCTGTTCAAACATATCTGCAATAATTTTTGTAATCCTGTGAACATCTTTTGCTTTCATTTCAAATACATCTTTGAAGTCAAGACCGCAAAATATTTCCATCATTTTTTGAGCTAAGAAGTTTTCATTATCGTTCTCTTTTTGAACTTTTAAGAACTTTTGATATTGCCATAATTTAATTTCAGACAAATCGCTTGGTACTATTATTTTCATTCTCATATATATATATATCGAAATTTAAAGGCGATTTTAGACAAAAAAAAAGGAGGCCCTTTTGAGGCCCCCTATCAACCAATTAATTATTTAAAATTAACAACAACTTAAGAAAAAAAACGGGATTAGATTAATTGGATACTAAATATTAAAGTGAATAGTATAGCACAGATGTAAACGAATGCTTTTACAAATACATCACTCAATATAATTTTTTCTAATATTCTTTTCATAGACCTGAATTTACTAACTTTTTTTGAATCACTCTAATATCTTTGATTCTACTATCCCAATTAGATGGGTCATAACCTTCTACACGAGCTTCTTCTAATAGACCATCAATATATTCTTCAATCATTGATACTATCATTTGTTTTTCATAATAGGTTAATTTTTCAAATTTTTTTTCGATTGTTTTTTGTTTTTTCATAATGTTTTGTTTTTAAATTATATATACAAATATAATATTTTTTTATTAATTAACAAATTTTAATAACTTTTTTTTTAAAGTTTTTTTTGAAACTCTAATGCTTCCTGTTTTGTCTTGAAGTAATATGCGTTGTAAACACCCTTGTTTATTACATCTAATCTGAAAGAGTTTCTCTGTTTGTTTGTAAGTAGTCTTGTTTTCATACATCTAAGATATTAATATTTGTTAATAAAACAAAATTTATCTAATTGCATATCTACCAAAGTTTGGTTTGCCTAACATTGCAAAAGCTATATATCTACTTGCATCTATACTATGTGAGAAGTCGTGTTCTGGTATATTTGTTATTCGACCCTGTCTGTCTTTCTTCCATTTGTAATTCCTAAATTCTCTAATTGCATTTTCTCCTTTTACATAAAGCTTATATCTCTTTAATAAATCAATAGAAGCATTTACAGAATCTTTGCCTTTTATTGCAGGGACAACTCTATGGCCTGAACGTCTTAAGAACTCAGTCATTCTTGGCTCATTGGTATCTGCATAAATTGGTTTACCCTCTAGCTGTAATTCTTTTAGTTTATTATCTATATCCGCACCTGTCATTAAAGACCTATAAAATAATTCTGTGATGTATAAGTCAAAGTCTTTTTGATGTAAGGAAACTAAACAAGTTGGGTCATTATAACCATAGTCCATACCAAAGCCTAATAACTTAGCATCTTCTGGAACTTGGTTAAACTCAGTATGTCTAAATACTATTGACTTGGCCATTGCTCTTTCTCCTAATCCGTATATTGTCCAGTATTCTTCATCAGTATCTTTAAGCCTTTCTATTTCATCCTGAATACTTTGTTCTAAGAATGGATTGTCTTTGTAAGTTGTTTTGAAGAAGTCGCAATCGTCTCTTGTAATTATGTCATCGTAAATAAAGCTGAAGGTGTCACTCGGATTGAAGTCTCCTATTATTCTTCCGTCAGTTCTAAAGATTAATTGATTCCAATCTTCTTTTGTTATTTCATTTATCTCATTGCAGAATAATAAGTTTCTTTTTCGACCTCTCAGCTTCTGTGGCTGGTCTAAACTTACAAACTCTATAATATTTGAGTCTATTCTATATTCTGAATTTGTTTTATTGTGTAAGGCCTCATCGTACATCTCTGTCTTAATAAGTATGTCTAAAAAGTCTCGCATAACTGTAGCTCTTAATGCAGGATAAGACTTTCTACATATTGTTATTATTTTGTTTGTGTTATTGTGACAATAATCAAAGATTATCCATAATAGGATGTTATATGTTTTCCCGCTTCTGGTCCCCCCTTGCTCTATTATTATTTTCTTGTCAGATTGTAGAAGATGTTTATAGACAATATTAGTTTTTATCTCCATTGATTATTTTGACCTCAAAAGATTTCTTTTTAGTATCGTGTTTAATTTCTTGTTTAGTTCCATTAAGTCTGTGAGCTTCTTCTTTACTGCTTATCATTTTCATTGCAGCTATTTGTAACACAGGACTCGCATCTTGGTTTATCCAATTATTAAGTAAAGATACCTTTTTTGAAATTCTATTTTCTTCTATTCCCTTTTTTATAGCGTTAGATTCGTTAAGTTTTAGGTCATAAAAAGTAGGTTTTGAACAAGGTAAATAAGCAACTAAATGCTCAATAAACATAATATTATGCTTCTCTATTGCTTCTATTGCTTGCTTTTCTAATTCTTGTACATTATAGGCCATATACTTATATATCGAAAAATAAAGTAAATTTTAGTTAGTTGTTTCTAATTCTTTCTTTGCCATCGCATCTATGGTTAGTGAAAGCTCGTCTACGTCTTTGTTAGATATGTAGTTTACCTTAAGTTTTATAAGTTCTCTTTTAGCTTCATTATTAAACGCATCTAGGTCCTCTGAAATAATATTTAACCAATCTATTAATTGAGGCTCATAGTTTTTAAATACTTGAAAGTTCTTTATACTATGTATAACTGTAGCGTGATTCATACTTTTACCATTTTCTATATAGAAATCTCTTATTTGATATAAAGTCATTTTCTCATAGTTTTTTAGTATAAACCCTAATAGTGACCTTGCTTCTACATAACTTGTTTTTCTTGTATTTTTAAATACATCTATTCCTGAAAGTTTGTTTATCTTATTTGCTATTTTTTTTGCTCTATTCATAATATTCCTTTTATAATATAATTATCTAAATCGTGTCCTTGTATAAAAAATTTGTCAAATACATCTAAGGCCTGTCTTGTTTTTCTTTGACCTTCTAAATAAAATTCTTCGCTACATTCCCATTCTGCAATATCTAATGTTTGTTTATCTATAACCAAAAACTTAAACTCTGTGTAATCTACTTTGAATAAATTACAATACAAATAACATTGTACATCGTAAGAATATTTCTTAGCTGAATGAAAGAAGTTTTTGACTCCTCCTGTTGTAGTTTTAATATCTACTATCCCTCTATCACTAAATACATCTGCTTTGCCCCTAAAAGGAAATCCGTCTATAATATCTAATGCAGGAACTTCAAAAGCACAATCTGAAATATGTTGTAAGGCTAGTTCGTTTCTTAAAAAAGCATCTGCTATTCTCTCTGCATTTTCTTTTTCGCTTCTTGTATATACTTCTCCGTATTTTAGTTTCGCCTCTTTGTAAGCTTTTGTATTCTTAGAAGTTACATTTACATATATTTGCTCCTGGAACTTGTCAGGTTCTAATATACTCAAATGTACAAGTCTACCATCTCTTAAAGGTTGTGTTTCAACATTCCCGTATTGTGTAACATTCTTATATTTTTTTGGGCTGTCTAATAATAATTTAAGTGAAGAAGAACTCAATACTAATTTGCTTAGGTCTCCATAGTAGAAATTATCATCTACCATTTTTTTAAGTAGCTTATTTTTGTCGTATTCGTTTCCGTCTAGTAGTTGTATCATTCTTTAATTTTTCTATTATTAATTCTGTTTCAAGCATATTGGTATACATATACATTTGATTTAAACATTTTATATAACCTCCTACTTTTTTTTGATTTTTTTTGTCTCCCTTTTCAAAAGCCTCTTTTAATACTGTACCAAGATAATTAAAAGCGCTTTCGTAAACTTGCTTCTGTATAACTGTCATTGGTTTATTGTTAGAGAAGCAATTATAATTATTACAAATGCTATAACTGCAAGCTCTATAGTTTTATAACATTCTTCGTGTTTCTTTGGGTTCCTCCCTTGATTGCTTCGGTATTGTCTTTGTTTTTTCATTTCTTAAATAGGTTTGAACACACTGCAATCCTTTGTTCTGTGTTTTTATACTCTTTGACCATTGTAGGATTGCTTAAACAACGGGTCATAAAGTCTTTTCTTTTTTCGTATGGTTTTGGTTTTGGTAAAGGCATAATTAACAATTTTTAATAAATATAATAAATTAATCTGGAACTACAATACTTGCCATATCTTCTGTAAGTAAGTAGACCTTTTTTAATACTTTTTTTTTGGTCCATAGTGTAGTGTCAGGACAGTATAATTCTTTTACTTCTGGAAGTTCTAAATAATTCAACCAATATAAATATGTTCCTTTAGTATCTGAAACTAAATATAGTTTTACAAGGTCATCACTCATACTCATTAAAGCATCGTATTTATATTTCTCTAAAAGCTTTTCTTTATAATATTTGTTTCTAAACTTCATCTCTAAAACGCACTCGTGTCCTTTAGGTGTTTTGCCTATTGCGTCAAAGTGGTCATACCCGCCACCTGCCCATTCTAATTGCCACCCCTGAAACTCATTCATAAAAGTAACAACTGTTTGCTCAAACTTATGAATCTTCTCTATATCCATCTGCATACAATTTATTTAAATCTTCAATCCACTTTTTCCAAGTTTTACCTCCATTACAATTACAAGGTTTATAAAATGTATGCGCAAAATATTTAGAGTG